TTTTTTAAATGTCAGTGTAAGTTGTAGTCCGTTCATCGTTAGCCTTTATATTATATTTGTTACAGTAGCATTCCCCACAATAGTATTTTTTATCTTCAATAATAACTGCATCTTTATCACATTGCTCACATTTATTTTTTTGTTTTGACATCTTTCAAATGTTTTATTTCTAAATCACAGTAATGTTTTATTTTTTCTAAATCCTCAAACGGTTTACCTTTAGATAAATATCTACAAACATATTTAATTACATTTGCTTGTAATGGATTTAATTCATTTTTTCTAATAAACTCCCATGGTTGAATCGTAAACTGCTTGTAGTGATTCCCCCCTATCTGCTTATCTTGTGGAAATGCTTCATCAAATATATTTTTACTTGTCATTTTTCTCCTGGACATAAATTAAATAATCAGACCCAATTGGGTAGTTATACTTATAGTCAGTTCGTAATAAATGTAAAGTTTTTCTTGCTCTAGTTGCACCAGTGTACCAAACCTTACGTTCGTCACTTTTTTCTTGTTTGTTTTTAGTTTCATAATCAGATGGATAGTTACCTTTACTATAGAGCACTACATGATTAGCCTCTCCACCTTTAACACTGTGTATTGTATCTATAGTAATTAATGGATCCTTATCTAATTCTTTTTGTCCGTATCTTCTTAATAATCTAATAAAGTGTCTTACTTGTTGTGGTTTAAAATTTCTTCTTAATATCCAATACCAAGGTTTAGTTTTATCCTCATCTTTTAATTGAAGACCACACCATTCTTTTAAATCTTCAAAGTTATATTCTTTTAAATCTGGTTCATTCATCCAAAATTTATCTAATCTAAACTCTGGTTTTTCTAATTCTCTAATAAATTTATACATATTTCTTGCTTGTCTTTTATCTATTTTTTTACCCTTAGTAATAGCCGTCCAGGACTTAATAGCTTCCCATTGTTTAACATCAAAACATTTAGTGTCTCTGTTATCTTTGTAGTAAAGGCCTGCATCTTTAGCTAACATTCTTAACTCATTTACAGCTTCATTAATTCTACCTAAGATGTACCAATCCTCTTTTAATTTTTCAAAAGGTATCTCTCTAAATGATAAATAACTTTTAACATAACCATTTATTTCACCATGCTCATATTGTTTCTCTTCACTATCAATAATTCCTCTTCTAATTACTTGAGAAAATTTATAAATGGCTTCCCCAAATCTTTGAGTCTTTCTTAGTTTAACTTTTCTACCGGGAAAGAAGCTTGTAAAATATTTTGGATCTGCGCCATTCCATTTATATATACCCTGGTCATCATCTCCTGCTAAATAAATACGATCTACATTATCTGCCATTTTAAAAATAACAGACCATTGTAATGGTGTACAATCTTGTGCTTCATCTAATATTAATATTTTTAATTTAGGAAAGTCTAAATAAATAGCCTTCTCAATCATATCATCAAAGTCAATTAAAGGTTTAGAGGATCCATGTAGTTTATAATTTTCATAAGTTTTTATTTTCCTAAAGAAGATATCCAAAGAATCTTTTTTATAACCCTCTCTCTTATAAGCTTCCTCTGGTTGGATTAATAAATTCCTAGCCTTACTATAAATTCCTAAAGACCAATCCTTATACATAAAATTATCATCTACTAATCTTTGGTCACTTGTTTTAATAATTTTTGTGTTTAATGCAAAATCAATAGTTGCATCTTTTGGATCAAAAACTTCTTCAGTAAAATATCTTCTACAATAAGTATGTAATGTTTTAAATCTTAAGAAGTCATCTGTGGTATAGTTCGGAAAAGATTCCATAGTTCTTCTAACAGCTGTATTAACTGCTTTGTTAGTAAAAGACAGATAAGCAATTTCATTAGGCCTTACTCCTTTTCTAATATGATTTTTTAAAACTCTTTCAATTAAAGTATAAGTCTTTCCAGTTCCTGGTGGACCAAATATCTTTACTGTTTTATGGTAAAGTTTTTTTAATTTTTTAAGTTCTAAATTTTCCTGTGTGGAACTCATCATCCATCTCCGATACTGTTTCTTTAGATTCTTTATTCTCAGTACCTATGTTTTTATAATCCACAAACTTAGGCATCTTTACACACCAAACATTTTGTACACCTTGATGATAAGGTAATCTTTCACAACCCAACATATTTAATGCTTCACTTGCACTTCTAAATACTTTGTTCTTACCTAAAAAATTTTCAAAGGTAATCTTTTTAAAGTAACAAATATTAGAATCAGAATCCAATACAACATAGTTATCTTTAAGTTTATCAAAATCATCTTCTTCAATATGGCTTTCAAAAAACTTTTTAAGAAAACTATATTTCTGTTCTTCTACAGAATCTTCAAACTTCATCTTCTCATTCTCAGTTGCTTTCTTAACTATTGTTGCCATTAACATCTCAAATGGAGAAGGACCCGATTTTGGTCTGGGTAAAGTTATCCAATAGATCCCATACTTTAATAACTTAACTCTAAAAGATTTCTCATCCTTCATATCTTCTGGATTAATAACTATCTTCTCTCCTTGGAATACAAAAGAATATTCAATTGAAGTAGGACTTCTAGTAAACTCTATATCTTCAAACTCATCAATTAAATCTGGTACTTGTGAACCAATACCTAACTTTCTAAACTTACATACATCCTTGTTACATATTGGAGTAATAGCGCCAAGCTTTGGTGGACACTTATAACTGTAATCTTTTTTAACAACTGATTTAGCTACAGAAGATTCTACTTCTTTTGGATCCATTGGTGTTACAAATATTTCCTGGTTTCTTTTTTGTAATATTCTAGACATCTCTTGAGCATTGATATTACCGTCAGCTTTTTTCATCTCCAGGACACCCACATTATAAAGTAAATCATTTCTATGATTACCTGCCCACTTATCCATAATCATTTTTTGAATACACGGTGGATAATGTTTCCAATCTTCCTCTGGTTCATATTCTTTTACTTTTAATTCATTAAGCTGCTTTAGGGATACTATTTTATTTTCAACAAGCTCTATAAATGTTCCTATCATTACTGGTGTATTGTTTTCATTATAAGCAAACTCAGTAGTAGCATTCATATTAAAGTAAGGCATGTTCATGCACTTATTCATTGGAAATACTTCTAATGCTTGAAAGAAATTTTTATTCCACTCGTTTAATTTTTTTAATACATCTTTAACTGGATACCAATCATCTAAGAATAAAAATAAATGTAAGCCTCCAGACTTAGATCTAACTGGAACTAGTGGTAATTGATTTTCCCTAAGAATATCTATAACTTTTTTTTGTGAATAATCTTTATAACTTTGTGGATCTATATCTATACATCCCCATCTACATAAATCATCCTTTTCAGGCATGATCCCTATTCTTTGTTTACCTTCTATATGATCTTTCCATAATTCAAGAGTAACAGGTTCGTGTTTCGTGAAAGTATTACTTACCCTCTTGCCCCGTTCATCTACTTCTCCCGTAAGAGAAGTAGTAATGAACAGTTCAGAATTACCCTCAAATATCTTTAAGAGTTTCTGTTCCATAATTAAAATGGTACAGATTCTTTATTACTTGCGTTATTTCCTTCAGATTGATTTTCTGATGCGAAATCTACCTTACCAAAAATATCACTCTTCATAGCACTCTGATAAAACGCTTGAGTACTCTGTAAAGTTTTAAGATGTTTCTCTGGAGATAGAATTTCCTTGAACTCTATAACCCAACCACCCCAAGTATAATCTTTACTCGATTCTCTTGTGACAGTTAATTTATACACTTGAGAAAAACTAGGAGGATTAAACATTCCTTTTTTACCCTGTATCCTTCTCGATTGAATCATTGAATTCCACATCTTAGATTTTTTCTTTTGAGTAGATTTCATGGTAATTAATGCCTGTTCTTCTACATTAAGATCTTTATCTAAAATCATAACAAAGTGGTTACCAGTGTCTTCAACATAATTACCGTTTGGTAATCTGTCCTTACCATCTGGACCTCTTGTTGTTTCATTCATGATTGCTGGATCTGTATGGATCTGTACAGGTCTTCCTGTAGAGTCCCCCATATCTTTCCATTCATTAAATGTATTAATGTACAGACATGGTGTAACTAAAAAGCCTTCTCTTGCTTTCCATATTTTTCCAGACGTTTCACTCCATATATCATATAACCCCGCACCCTCTACATATCTTGTATCTTTATCATCCAAGACTTTAGAGTTTTGGTAAATTATTTTGATGATTGGTAGTTTGGTATCTCGAGCTGTTACGAACTCGTTACCTTGTCCTTCCATTGCTTCTAAATCAATAGTAGATGGAAGATTTTCTTTTTTCGTTGCTAGTGCTTTTTCTTTTGTTATCATTGTTTACTCCTTCGTGGTTATTTTAGTTTTACTTGCAACATAAGTTCCAAACAATTCAACTGGAACATCTTTACCCAAGTCTTGAATTTGCTCTCTAACAAATCCTTTTAAACTACTTGGATGTACAGTTGTTTTTTGTTGAACTGGTAGACCTTTGTTTCTCAACTCTTCAACTAAAGACTTCGCTTCATTATCTTGTTTCATGCCAAACTCTAAAGTAATTTGGTTTTTAATCAAATCACCATGACCTTGTTCACGAAGCCAATTAAAAGCTTCTTCAGTTTTTGAAGCAGGTATGCGAGCTGAATAAAAAGGTTTAATCTCAACCTTTGAACCATCAATGAGTTTAAACATTGATATACCTGCTTGTTGCATTAAGTTTGGAATTGTTTGCTCAGAAAGAATAGTCTCAACTTCTTTTAACTTACTTAACTCTTCTTCAGCCGTTGCTATTTTTTTCTGAGTTTCCAATAACTTATTGCAAGATTTAGCGATGTCTGCTGACATCCCAGTATCTATCGATACGATAGATTCTGCTTCTAAGTCCATAAGAACCTCCTTGTAATCGAATCAATATATTATTTATTTGATTAATGCAAACAAATAATTTAAATAATTCACTTATGTATAATTATAAAACAAAACCATTCCAACATCAAAAACAAGCTTTAATTGAAGGCGCTAATCATAAAAATTTTGCATACTTTATGGAGATGGGTACCGGTAAAACAAAAGTTGCTATAGACAATGCAGCTTACCTTCATCAAAAACTAGCTATCGATTTTGCATTTGTAATTGCACCTAATTCTGTTTATCAGAATTGGCAAAAAGAAATTAATGTCCACTGTCCAATTGAAACTAATAGTTATATTTGGAAAGTTACTAAAGATAAAAACTTTGAATATGATCCTAAGAAATTAACATTTGTTTTAATGAACGTTGAAGCATTATCACATGCCTCTGGTAAGAAATGGTTAGAAACTAAGTTATCTAAAGTAGGTATGAGAAGTATGATTATCTTAGATGAAAGTACATCGATTAAAAATTTAAAAGCATCTAGAACTAAATCAATTATTAAATTAGGACAATTAGCTAGATATAAAAGAATACTTACTGGATCCCCTATTACTAAATCTCCTTTAGATTTATTTTCGCAATGTGCTTTTTTAGATAAACAGTTATTAGGTTATGATAGTTTTACTGTATTTAAATCTAGATATGCAGTGATGTATAATATTGAACGTGGTGGTTACAGTATTCAAATACCTAAATATTATGTGAACTTAGAAGAACTAGAATATAAATTAAAAAATTTTTCATATAGAGTTAGAAAAAAAGATTGTCTCGATCTACCAGAAAAAATGTATATCCAAAGATATATTGAATTATCAGAGGAACAAAGACAAGCTTATGATAGATTAAAAGAAAACGCTTTAATTATTTTACAAGATGATGAAGTATCTTATAACAATAAATTAACTGAACTACTTAAACTACAACAAGTTGCTAATGGTTTTCTTAAAACTAATGAAGGTAATATTATTGATTTTAAAAAAAATGCTAAATTAAAAGAACTAATGAGTATCTTAGATGAGATAGAAGACAAATGTATTATCTGGGCTAACTATGTACACAACATAGAACAAATAAAAAAAGAATTAGAGGATGAGTATGGTAAAGATTCTGTTGTTTCAATTTATGGTAAAGACTCCGTTGAGGTTCGTAATGAAGCAGTTGAAAAATTTCAAAATAATAAAGAATGTCGTTTCCTTGTTGGGAACCCTACTGTTGGAGGTTATGGACTTACTCTTACTGCTGCTAAGTACGTTATTTATTTCAGTAACTCTTATAATCTTGAAGTTCGTCAACAAAGTGAAGACCGTGCTCATAGAATTGGCCAAGGGGCTCAAGTAACTTACATAGATCTAATAGTTAAAGATACCATTGATGAAATGGTATTACATAACTTAGAAAACAAAATTGAATTATCTGCTAAGACTCTTGGGGAACAGGTTCAGAAGTGGCTTTAGTCTCATGATATCTATGAACTCTTTCTAACCATTTTTCTTCATACTCACTTAATCTAGCTTCATTCATTTTAAATTCTTGATACAGTTTATCTTTAGTACAAACACAAATTAATCCTTGAGTGATAGGACCATACTGTTTTTTGTGGGCCAATGAATAAGCTGCAATTTGATAATAATAATCTTCAATGTATTCTTCTCTTTTAGGTTTATTAGATTGTTTAAAGTCTATGATAGTAGGTTGATCATCATATAATCCTACAACGTCTGTAGCACCTGCCCATAATTCATCATAAGCCAGACTAACTTCATTACCATATACTATTTTTAATTTACCTAAATTGTTTACAATCTCGTGAGCCATGAGTCGTGCTTCGGCACCCTCTGGAGATAAATTTAAGTAACCTATACCATCTATATAATTCTCTAATACATAATGCATCTCGGTGCCACGTGTAGCTGCTTGATTAGTAATACGTTGTGCTTCCTGGTAACCTACTCTTTGTCGCCATTTATCTAGTGAAGCTTTCTTTTCTTCTGATTGTGTAGCAGATAGAATAGTAGTTACAGAGGGAATCTTTTTATCTCCTACATTGTAGGTCCGTGATCCGTCTTCCTCTTGCCGTGTATATTTCTGATAGTCGTATTTATTTTCTCGTTTGAGATCAGTTATAAAGAATTTATTTTCTTGTTTTATAAGACGCACAAGGTCTTTTAATTTATTTTAAATACCAGTGCAACAATTATTCCAACCATGGTGGTTAAAATAAAAGCAGTAGAAGCAATCATAATTCTCTCTAATCTATGGACATCGTCACGAATAGCATCAATTTTTTTATTTGTTTCTTCTTGCATAATTCTACAAAGCCTCTCATGGTCATCGATTCTTTGATGAGCTAATAAATCTTTAGTATCTTCTTGCATTATCTACCAAACAAATTTAGAGTTTGTGCTAATTGCATTCTGTCTTGGCCTTGTGTTTCACCAGTTAGAGGTAAAGAAGATGGAGTAACTTGTGGTAAAGGCACTGCAGTATTCATTGGAGAAGCACCAGTAGGCTTCATTGGTTGATTTAATTCAACTGGGATTTGTGGTTCGTTAGCTGGATTAAAATCACTTAATTGTTCTCCGTAAAAATCATTATCTGGTAATTGACCTTTAAATATTTTTTCATAGTTTGATTGATTAGTTTTAATATGTTGTTGAACCATTGAATTTTGGTCTTCATCAATTAATCCTTCAGAAACTAATCCAGTACCAAGTTGAGACATTAATCTTGAAAATTGTCCAAAATCTTTAGGAGTGCCTTTAGTACCATTAATTAATAAATTCATTAACTTAGGGTTTGTAAATATTCTAGATAATGCATAAGGTGCAACTACAAAAGCACCCGCAGTTCCTGGATCAATAACTCCACCACCAGCTAAAGCAACAGAGCCTAATTGTGTTAATGCACCAGCTTCTTTTAATTGAATAAATATTGTACCTCTTCCTCTTTTAGCTCCTGGAGCACTAATAGCTCCATCTGCAAATTTAAGAGCTTGAGTAAACTCTTCTAAATTTTTTGCTTGTGATCTAGTTAAAAAAGATGGGTCTGCGATAAGATCCTTAAAATCTTTTTCAACAAAGTTTCTAGCTTTACTTGCTTGTAAATAAATATACTGATCTTTTAATTCAGTAGAATCATTTATAAATCTTTTAATAAATTGTCCTCTTATTGCATCTTTTAATATATCGGCTTCTGCTTTAGGTAATAATCTTCTACCTGCTCCTTTAAGTCCGTCTACAATTCCTGTATCTGTCATATCTAATTTATTAAAGAAATCAGTAGCAATATCATTTTTACCTTTAACTAGTATTTGATCTAGGATGGCTTTTTGGCCAGTATCATATTTTGCAATTTTTGAAAATATACCTGTATTATATAAAGGACCACCCATTTGAGTTAATTGAGATAATTTATTATATTCTGCTCTTAATACTGGTGGCAAATTAGCTTTATCTAATTCTGCTTTTAATATTTTTTGAAGTTTTCTACCAACAGTTTGGTACTCTGGAGAACCTCCTTTTTGTGCGAGGTTTCTACTTAGTTGCCTGTACTCAGTCATAACTTCATCTATTGTAGATGTTCGATTCATTGTTTTTAAATCATTTACTAAATCAACTGCATCTTGGACACCTGCCTTTTGTTTAAATCTCTCTAATCTTCTTGCTTCTTCATTTAGTGTTGAAAATAAACTCATACTGTTTTCTGTTTCTCTAGTTGTAGAATTCCATACATAATTTTTTCTAACACCATTCCAAGATAAATCTATTCCATAACCTGGTTTTGGAATAATGTTACCATTACTAACTTGTTCAGTTGCTTCTTTAATAGCAGGCATTAATTTCTTATAACCTTCAGTTAAAATTCTATTATATGCAACATTACTATTAGTAACCGCTTGTTGTATTTGAACACCTACTGTCCCTGGATCTAATAAACCTTTTTCAACACCATTCATTGTTGTTTGAACAAACTCATCCATAGCACCTAGTAATCCTAATCTAGATCCTTGTGCTGCATTTAACATTCTACCACCACCAAAGAAAGATGCTCCTATAATACCTTCTAAAGTATCAATCATATTATTTTCTGTAACTAAAGCTGGAGTTAAAGTACCTTCCTCAACTCTTTTGAAAAAATCTGCTCCTCTTTCTTCTATTAAATAATCTACTCTTTTTTTAGCTAACTCTGGATTTTTTAATACTTTTGCTTGTTCCTCAGTTAATTGTGATCCAATTTTTGTTTGTGTTTTAGCAATTAAATCATCAGTAATTTTTTCACCTGCAGCAGCTTTTTCTAATAAACTATAATAAGCTTTTTGTCTTGAAATTGTTTGAGCTGCAGCTCTACCACCTTTAATCATTTGAATTTTTTGTCCTGCAACTTTGTTATAAACTTTACCTAAAGCACCCGCCATACCAAAACCAAGCACTTCACCAAATCCCCCTTGGAACGCGCCTCTTGCTACTTCTTTTACAATATCTTCTTTTGGATCAAATGCTTGAGCAATACCTGCACCGGTACCACCCCCGATTGCTGCCCCTGTTGTAGCTCTTCCTATTTTACCTACAGTGTTTGCAGATATATTTAAAAGAGGTCTTGCTAATCTAGCTACTCTTGCAGCCATAGTTGCGGTTAATGCTAAAGAGGATCCTCCAGAAAAAGGAGCTAAAGCTGCACCAGCAATACCTCCAGCAATAGATAAACCAACCTCAGTAACTATTCTTTTAAATGTGGGAGAGGCTAAAAAAGATTCAGTGTCTTTATTATATTTACCTTTTTGTGCTTCTGATAATATTTGATCTGGTGTTAAAAAAACTCTACCTTCATCTATATCTTGAATACCAGTTTTTTCATCATCAAGATTTCTTGCTTGTAAAAATGTATCAATAGCAACCTGTTCTTGTGGAGTAGGTGCATCTCCTTTTATTTCGAATGTTTGTCCTGCTACTACAACCTCTGCCATACATTACTCCGTTATAATTTTAATTGCACCACTTTTTGTTGTTTCATAACCAACTGGTGTAGTAAAATCTATAAATTGTCCAACACCACCAGACTTTTCTAATATCTCAATTGCACTTGTAATATTTCCACCAGTTTTTTCAGAGATGTCTTGAGCTGCTCCTAGATATTTTTCTAACGATTCTAGTTTTGCTTCAAAAACTCTTTCTGTGTCTCCTACTTGTGGAATCAATTCTTTAATTCTTTCTCTTTCTTGGTCAGATACCTGTGCACCAGAAATTGCTTGTGTTAAGAAAATTGTTGCTTGATCTATTTTAGTTTTAAAACCAGCATATTGTTTTGCGTAATCAGTTCCAGCAGCCTTACCTAAAAATCCTCTAATTCTATTTAAATCTCCTGGACCAACTGGTTTTCCTAAATTTACATAATCTGTTGCAATATCAGATAACAAACCTCTTGTTCTTTGATATCCTCTTCTTTCTTTTAATTCTTCAGCTGTTGGCTTAGATACGACTGTTATTTTCCCATCCCCATCTATTTGTGCAACAGTTCCCGTAGGTAAGTTATATGATTTTAATTCTTGGTCCGATAATGTTCTAACACCTTTAGTAGCTTTTTTTTCTTCAACTGCTAAAATAGTTGAGGGTAGTTTTGCAATTCCTTCTCCTAACGCAGATAATGCAGGAGCAATTCCTTTTCCTTTTGCTTGTAATAAAGGTGCTGCTAATGTAGATGCATAAATAGCTTTTTCTTTAGGAGTTAAAGAACTAAGCCCTCCTGTTTGAAAATGTTTTACTTTTGGTTTTAAAGATTTAAAATATCTATCTTTAAATAATTTTCTAGTTAATACTTCATCCATAGCTACCTCGGTTGCATTAAGTTATAAGCGGCATAAGCCCCTAATCCTGTTCCTGCTGCTTGAGCTAATGGATTAGCACCGGGAGCCGTGGTTGCTGTTAATGTACTTTGTGTTGTTGGTAAGTTAGTCATAATACCTTTTAAGAATTCAATTCTTTGGTAAGGTTCGTATGCTCTTTGTAATGCAGTTTGTCTTTGAGCCTCAAGAGCTTGTTGACCAATACCTCTTTGCAATGCACCTGCTTGTAATTGTGCTTGAATATCAGCTAATGACATTGCTTGTTGTTGAGCACCCATTTGACCTAAAGCTTGTCCAGATGCTAATTGTTGAGCTCTTTGTTGTTGAGCTGCACCTAATGCAGTTTGGAATCCTTGAGCTTGCGCTTGGCCAATCTGAGCTAATCTAGCTCTTTCTAATTCTGCTTGAGCAATACCTTGTCTACCACCACCGAATGCACCAGACATAACAGCTTGAGCACCTAATTGATTTTGTGCCATCTGTGCTTGTCTTGTAATTTCATCAGTTACATAAGATTGATATGGATTAAAAAATTGTTGAATGTTTGGAGCTTGTAAACCTTGTTGTAATGCACCAATACCTGCTTGCACTGTACCTGCACCAACACCAGTTTGTCCTGCTTGTTGAATGGCTTGTTGTTCAATACCAGATAATGGAGCTACTTGAATAGTAGGTAAACCAACTGGAGAAGCTGCTAACTTAGCTGCTTGATCATATAAGGATAACTTACGAGCCTCGACTCCTGGAGCTTCTCTAGCTATACTTGTTTGTGTTCCTGTAGTAGATCCTCCACCACCGGAGTCTCCTCCACCAAAAATAAAACTCATTAATTAATCTCCTTTGTATATAAATATCTTTTAACACCCCAACCTTTAGTCTTTAAAAAAGACTGCCAACCAGGTCTTGCATGTACAGCAATTCTTTTACAATTATTTACTCTTGCTGCTTTTTCTATTGTATCAGCAAGTTCGTCTTGCCACAATTCCCTCTTCTCTCCTTTAAGAAGTAAAACTTCACATTGAGAAAAATTAGGAAGAATCATAATTCTTAAAACACATACACCAAATACTTTGTATTGAATACCATCATCAGAACCAAACATCATATATAAACCAAACTTACCTTCCATGATGGATTTTTTTAAGTCTTCAATACTCATAGGATCACCATCATATTTAAGACCTTCTCTCAACATGAACTCTACCAAGTTCCAATACTCATCTAACATAGATGGTAGGATCTCAAGAACCTGTACGTCTTTTTCTATTTTAGTTTGTTTTGCTTGCATTGACTAAATCGTAAATTCTTTTAAATTTTTTTTGTTGATCATAAAAGAAGTCAGCTCCAGCTTTTCTCATGCTTTTAAAACTTTTTGGATCTGCTCCAGATAAAATACCTGCACCTAATACTGCATCTGCACGAGATACAAATTCACCGTCAGCTAATTGAGCTAACATTGTGTCTTCATCTTTATCTCCATTACCGGCACCATCTTCTACATAACCTTGTGCTCTTACATAATTGTTGTGATCATTTTCGTCATGATCTGTTTTAGATGGTAAATAGTTTACACCACCATGATTATATTTTTTAACTATCTCCGCTAGTCCACCTTGGTTTGCATAAAACATATTTGAACCATATACTTGCTCTCTTGTAGGCATCGTGTTTGTAGCTGGTAAAAAAGCACCTTCTAATTTTGCAGCTTGTTCTGCATATGCTTTTTCATAATCTTCTTCAGAAAAAGGAGGTTCAACTGGTTCATCTTCTCCTTGTAAAAATGGAAGTAATGTTGCAGCTGTAGTTACTTTACCTAAAGTTCCCATACCTCTAAAACCAGAACCTGATTCTTTTATGTAAGTTGCAATGTCAGCTTCGGTTGCACCTTCTCCTAAAGCTTTTACAGCTTCTGCTCTTGATACATCTGGTTTACCAATTAATCCTGCTATACCTTTTCCTGCAGTTGTTTGTTGTAATCCTTCAAATGTTGGAGCTATTTGTCCTGCACCTCTACCAAAAGAAGTTATTCCAGGTGCTCCTAACATACCTAATACTTGAGAACCCCCTCCTACGAGAGCTGCATCTTTTAAAGCAGTTCTAGTTGATTTTCCTCTAAGTTTTTGTACGCCAAATGTGGCTAATGCTAATGTAAATGGATCCATAGTCTATTTCTTTAATTATAGACAATATTACCATTTTACTTAGGTAATATCAACTCGTCAGCAAATCGTCCCTCATATTGGTGTTCTCCTATATGTCCTATAGGGTCATCTATAAAGGCGTAACATTTACCACCAATATCTGTCCAAAGCTTACAAAAAGCAAAATCTTCACCTAAATAAGTTTTTTCAACAGGATCGTGTAAACAATCAAAGAAATTCCACATGTGAGGTTTAGTTACATATTCACCATTTATTACAGTCTTTTGAATGATTTGTTTATCAGGATAATGTTTTATTAATTTATCAAATACCTTTCTTTTAATTAACATACATCCAGTTGGACTATGTGTTACTTCAATGACTCCTCTATCCACATCTACATTGTTAGTATTAGGTACTTTCATTGGATAAGTGTGTAAAGATTTTCTTATATCTTCTCCACTTTTAATTTTACCTTTTTTCATTTTTTCATAAGCTTTATCCCAACGTAACGTTTTTAATGGATAAGGTATGGAGATTACATCTTTATCTCTTTCAATCATTTTAAATATAGATTCCGCATTAAATATAATATCAGAATCAACAAACAACATGTAAGTGCAATTAGATTCTAAAAAACCAGAGACACATAAATTTCTTCCTTGTGTAACTAAGGAAGACTTCATTATTTGAAAAGTTACTTCTACATTTTTTTTAAAAGATAATTTTTGAAACTCTAATAAACCTTGTGCATAATGAATAGAACAATCACTGTGAACAGGTGTAGCAACAAATATAGAATAAGGTGCTTTATTTAATTCTGTTTTAAAAGAATTATTATTTTTCCATAATGGTGTAATATTTTTTTGATAAGATTCTGAGTTTACTTTTAATTCTTTTAAAGTTTGATAAGTATCTGGATTAATATAAGTTTTATTTTCTTTCATTAATAGCTCCTCTTAAAAAGCTTTCCCATTCCATTCCCTTTTTATGCCAATTGTAAAATCGTTTATAAAACTTTTGTTGTTCTTCTAGATGATTCTGTATATAATCTTCGTGTAAATAACTTGCCGCCACTTCAATTGCAGCTGCAGTAGCCACAGCCATGGTTTCATAATTTTTATTATAATTAATATATACTGGCCATTCAGAACAAGTTTCATACAATGCACCAAAGTTATTAGTAATTACATGAACTCCTGCTGCTAGTGCTTCCATAGCAGATACACAAAAAGTTTCTTCAAACACACTAGGATAAACATACATATCATACTCATTCATATGTTCTAAAATATATTCATTAGGTTTGTAACCAATATAATTTACATTAGGAAGTTGTTTCGCTTGTTCATATAAAGGTTTAAATGCATCATCGTTTTGTTGTTTAAATTGATCTCCGTATACTTGAGTAGAGCTATATACATCTAATGTTATATTAGGGTTTTTTATTTCTTGCATTGCTCGTAATACAACATTTAATCCTCTCCATGGCGTGTTGTGGTGTAGTAGCTTTATAGGCTCACCCTTTTTATATATTTTTCTTTTTGGAAAATTATTTATTCCATTTTTAATTACTGTAGATCTTTCAGTTGGTATATCAAAAAAGTATCTAAATTTTTCATAGTTCCAATGACTATTGAATACATACCAATCATATTCTTTATGTCTTTCTTTATTACCAAAAAACTCTTGAAGATTTATTTGATCCCAAGAATTTTTTTGCCAAAGTATATTTACTTTATTAGGATCAATAGGAACTTTACCAGGAACTGAAGTACATATTTGTACTTGGTCTAGTAATTCTTTTGGAACATGCTTGTGTAGCATTTCCATTTGTAGCTCAGTGGCTCCTCTGGGTTTCATTATTCTTTTGTTTTAGCACCCATTGAAACTCTTGTCACTTTTATTTCGAGGTCTTGTCGAAAATCATCCACAGTAGTGTCAGTATTGGGATCAGCAACATCAGAATCAAAATCAGCTTTGCTAGCATATATTTTCCCTGTTCTTTTATTTTTTATTATTTCTTTTGCTTCTGCTGGTATTTTAACTAATTCACTCATAATTATTTTCCTTGTCTGTTGTACTTCTTATAACTTCTTTTTTCATTTTTGTTAAGTCTTTTTTTATGACGACCTGGACGCTTAGGAGGTTTTGGCCTTGGGACGTAATGTACGAATTTTTGTTTAGCCATTTTGATCTTCTCTAGATATTTCTAATATTGAACACACAGCTTTAATATTTGTTGTGGTATTTGTCTCTAAAGTTAAGGCATCGTTCTCTTCTAGAATAATAGGTCCTTTAGCTATATTACAAATAGTAGGCCCAGTAATTGATGCATAGGCTACTAAATTAGATGTATTTGAATTTGAACTATCATTTATTTTAGCTTGAACTATTTTATTGCCACCAGAACTCGTCACTTGTATATTTTGTACAATACCTCGTCCGTTGGCCGGTGCTGTGTATACGGTAACAGCTGCAGTAGTAGTTCCTGAAAAGAATGCGTTTTTATATATATTTGCCATTAATATCCATCCTGTACTAATAATAAATCAAATGTAGCAGAGGCAGAAGAGGTAGAACTTGCCTTTCCAGAAACATAGATATCTGATTTTTGAGGTATTACATTAATTGCATTAAAGATAACAGTTGTCTGTCCGCCTCTAACATTTAAAAATTGTTTTGTTTGAAACGCTGCATTAGCAATACTATTATCTCGTTGTATAAATTTAAAATCCATTTCTTGGTCTTTACCAGATGATACATTTATTGATAGTAAATAACCAGTATAACCTGCAGGTATGGTATATAAGCACATTAAAGTTTGACCATTACCTGGAGATATAGTTGCAGCAACATCAACGCCACCTGTATAAGTAACTGTAATTGTACCTTCATTATTTCCAAAAGATCCTGCTGTTTCTACAGACATTCTAAAAACTCGTAAAAATTGTTGTGTTGTAGTAACTGTGTTTGTACCATCTAAATCAACAGTTTCTTCTACAAGAGCATAAGAAGAATCAAGTCCTTGTATTCTTAAAGTTCTTCCAGCTGTTCCTACTACATCATCGTTAGCATTATCACTGACTACATCAAGAGTAGCTTGAGCTGTTTGCCAAGGATAGTTGTTTCCTGTTTCCCAAATAGTTTCAAAAGAACCTGAACCAATACTAGAATTATATCCAAATTTATTAACCATAGAGTAACCAGGAACTTTCCCTTGCTGTACGGCTAAATAAAATGGAATGTCATCAACTGTACTTCCACCTGTTATTGGATTGACATTATTACAACTCATTAGCAACCATACCTTGTATTAAACCAAGTAAATCGTTCTACTTCTTGTTTAAGCTCTTCTTGAAAAGCAAAGTTTAATTGGTTCTTTAATGTTTCTAACGATGCGGTGATTTGTCTTTGGTTAGTAACATCGTATTGTTCTTTAGGTTCTGGAATATAAACTGTAACTTTAGCCATTATCTTCTACCATCTGGTTGTATATCTACTCTAAATAAACCTAATCTCCAGTTTTCATCTGTTGAATCATTTTCTATTTTAAGTGCTGCAAGTCTTGCTCTTGCACGTGTGTCTATCTTATCTGTACTTGATGTTACAGTAAAAGGTCCGAGAGGCGAGGAGGTTGCAGTGTCATTAGGATAATCTCTTAAATCTAAAGTAATTTTTGCATTACCATTCAATACCTTAAAGTCAGGTATAAATCTTCTAATTTTAATAAAAAATTGTCCATCGCCTTCTGCATCTAAATCAAAATCTCCAG